TGAATATTATGAATACAACAACTTAAATTAAAAGATGTTATAACTCAAAAAGAAAAGAATATCATTGAATTAAAGAAAGAAATTGAACAATGTTCAGCAGATATTATTGAGAATCAAAATGATATTCTGGTTTATAAAGAACTTTTAAATGACCTAAAAAATAACTTAAATAAAAATGAAAAATAAAATACCTAAAGATTTAGAAAAAACCTTACTGGACATGCAAAGGGACTATATTAAGAAATATGAATATTTCATTCATGAAATTGAAAAAACAGAAAAGAAATAATGAGACCAGAAAAAAAGTTAAAAATAGCTGTATTAAAATTGTATGATGAAGGTAAAACTGTTGAAGAAATTGCACGGTTTACTGCTTTAAAGAAGCAAGAACATATTATTGCAGATATTATTTCAGAACATCTTTCTTTTAAAGAAAGTATTGAAAAATTAGAAGAAATTGTTGGTTTAGATAATATTAAAGTTGTTAATATTTGTGCAAAATCTTCAAAATATATTCTTGAAGAAAAAGAAGATAGTATTGAACCAACAACACACCCCCCATCAGAACCAACTAATGAAATATATGGTGATTTTGCTGAAATTGGTGGCTGGAATATAGATAAAAACGGAAATATTATTGAACCAGATAAAGAAATAATAAACCTTATAATTAATGCACCCGAAAACATCGAAGATGATTATAAACAGTACTATTACAATCAATATGCTGAACTGAAATGCAAGAATTATAATGAATACAGTGCAGTATTTGATTATTTTTTAAAAAGTAGAAATATTTATTGGCAAAATTTAACCAATTATGATTTACTTACATTAATAAGGTTATATAATGATATATTATATCTGGTGATAAATTAAAAAGTGCTTTCTGATACTATTATTTATATCCTGAACCATCTGCCAGATAGGCCAAATACTTAATTTATATTTTTCTGTTAATTCCTGATAGCTGAATTTATTAATATAATAGTTGTGCCAAACTTCAAATTTGTAGTAATTATCATCATTTTTAATTGTTTTTAGAAAATTCAAAACGGTATCAATAGTAATAGCATCATATATATTTTCTGCATCATCATAAATAAGGTTTTCAAAGAATTCACTTTCATAATTATTAGTCAATTCCAACATCTTATAATTTTTACTTTTATTATTGTTTTCAAATACCTGATAAGACTTGATTTTTTTATAGAATAAATAGTTTAAATATTTTTTTATTTCATCATTCTTTACCAATCCATCATAAAAATCAATTCGTTTTTCATTTTTATAAACAAAAACAATGAATTCGTTAAGAAAATCCTTATCTGGCATTAGTTTGTAGTGGTATTTAAACATCATTGTTTGCGTGTAACGGGCAATATTATCATAATTAACGGCTATGTAGTTGAGAAAGGTATCCATTTTTCACTTTTCAATTTTTATATATATATAAAAAAATTAAAATGAAGAAAATCTTATTATTTATTTACCGTTTACCTTTCAAATTGATAGTATTTATGTTCTTTTGCTTACTATTTGTTAATTTATTATCAATTTATCTTTTAAGTTTGTTACAATTTGACAGTTCAAACATTAATTTAAATATATTCAAAGAATTAAAGAAGAAATTTGTAACGAAAAAATAAAAGAACCTTGATAAATGACAGGCAACACATTAAATATCAGCGAGTTACAAAATGATAACGTTTTGACTATCAATAATTTAGAAAATGATAATAATATTATTGAAATAAACCATAAGGGTCAAGGACACATCATCACTATTAATCAAAGAAGAAAAGATGTTTTAGAACTCATGGTGAAAGGTGTACCGAAGCATGAACTTGTAGAATCTATTAATAGTAAATACGGTGTGTGTTTAAGTACTATTGAAAATGATATGACAGTAGTCAGGAAAGAGTTTCACGAATATTATTTAGACCAAAAAAAACATATTATTGATGACCACTTGAAGCGATATGAAGAATTATATAGGAAAAATGTTGATATAGCTGAAAAAGATTATCAAAAAGTAGCAATGTTAGCACTTAAAGGCAAAGAAAATCTATTAAAAATACATGATGCTCCTATCCAGATAAACAATAATCAACAAAATAATATTCAGGCAAACATAAATCTTGACAACTTATCACCAGATGATTTAAAAAATCTACTCAAAAACCTGCATGAATAAACACTCGAATTTCATATTTATGCAGAAAAAAGTGTCGTATAATATTCATTATGTTAACCAGTAGTATGAATATGAAATTGGACAGCACTTTTTAAAATAATATTTTGGTTTATCAAATATAAAAAATAATTCCCATGATTGAATAAAAATTTAGAAAATATACAATCTCAACTCGAAAAAATAGGTAAGGTAAAACTTGCCTTAATGGTCGAAGCTGAAATTTATAAACGTTCATTTTATGAATTCTTCAGTGGTTGTACACAAGCATTATATAAACAAATTGATTGGGAATACCCCCTATTTTATAAACCCATCTGCGATGAATTACAAGCGAATTTAGAGCGTGTAATTAAGAAGCAAGTCAAAACTAAAGACTTAATCATTAGCTTACCAAGACGTACTGCCAAATCAATTCTAATTAGTCAAATATTCTGTGTTTGGTGTTGGATAAAATTAGACACATTAGCTTTGATGAATGTGTGCAGCACCCAAAGACTTGCACAAAAAAGTTCACGTTATTCTAAATTAATAATAGAAAGTGACTGGTTTAAAGAACGTTTTCCTAATATACAATTATCAAAAGATAATAAAAGCAAAGGTGATTATAGTAATATTCACAATGGGTATAGGGTATCATATGGTATAGATTCGAGTATAATTGGTGTAGGTTATGATGTTTTGATTATTGATGACCCAAATGACCCAAAGGATAACGCATCACCTATCAGTCTAAAAAATGTTACTGATATATACCAAAACATATTAACAGGTTCGCAGAATAACAGGTTTGGTTTAAGAATAATCATACAACAAAGGGTTTCAGAATCAGACCTAACTGGATTTCTTTTAAAAACACAACCTAATTCATTTAAGCATATATGTTTACCAGCTATTTATTCTAATAAAGTATCAAAGGGGTGGGAATATCTATATGATAATGATGATTCGCTGTTATGGCCAACATCACTTTCATTAATAGAATTAGCAAAGAAACAAAAAGAACTAACACCACAAGCTTATGCAAGTCAAATGTTGATGTCACCAGCAGCTTTGGAAGGGGACATTATAAAACGTTCTTGGTTTAAGATTATCAAACAACTTGATTTCAATAAATTAAATAAAGAAAAAACAGTTTTATTTCTCGACACGGCCTTTACCGACAACATAAACAATGACCCATCAGCATTTTTTGTTTGTAATGTCATTAATAAAAAAATATATGTTCAAAGGGCTGAAAATCATTGGTTAAACTTTCATGAATTACTTGAAAAAATAAAAGAATTTATTAAATTATATAATATTAGTAAGGTTTACATAGAAGAAAAAGCTTCTGGTATCTCAATAATTCAAGAATTAAAAAGACAACTACAGGGTAGAACATCAATTAATAAGGTAAATCCAGCCAGTAAATCAAAAATAGAACGTGCATACAGCATACAGGAATATTTAATAAATGAAAAGGTGGTACTGGTCGAAGATTTTTGGAATGATTATTTTCTGACACAAATAGCTTCTTTCCCATTCAGTAAACATGATGATTTGGTTGATACATTAGTATATGCTGTTCAGACACTTATTGCATCATCATACACTAATAGGCAGGTTGAAAAAACAGATGAACAGATAGTTGATGAAGCACTTGAACATGCCAAAGATTTTGATTTTTATGATTAAAAAACAAAACATTTTATATGTTAAAAGTAAAATTTAAAGACAAAAAATACAGCATACCAGACAAATTACATGAACTTAATTGGCAGATGGGTAAAGCATTTGACAACATTTATGAAGAATTTGATGATGAAAATATAACTAATATAGAAACAAAAAAGTGGTTACTGGCAACACTGATGAAATGTGATTATGATTTAGTGAATCAAATATCATCAACAGATATAAGCACCATCATTGACAATCATATATTTTTTGACCTAAAAGACAAGACAATTTTTCTTTATAAGAACAAAAACATTCGTATTAAAAACAAACTATACAAGCTTAAAACCTTCGATAATATTACAGTTGAAGAATTTTCTGACATAGAATTTTTTTTGCAAAATAATGATTATGATAATGTCATTAAGTTACTTATACAACCTATCAAATCAAACTTCTTAAAACGTATTAAATATGTTAATTATCAATCAATTAACCATCTTAATTATTACTTCTGCAAGTATCTTATAAATAACTTTTTGATATTTAAACAAAAGTTACTTTCCGACTATCAATTATTAGTAACACCATTACCAGATGACCAAGTTGATGCTGAAACACACACATCAACAACCAATGATTTAGAACAATATGGTTTGTATCACATCATTTTAAACTATTCAAATGATGAATATTTTACTTTGAAAAGCTGGATGAATGAAGATGTACGTTCATTTTTTAAATACCTGTCTTACATGAATAAAAAACAAATCATCCTGAATCAGCAAAATATTTAACAAAAACGTTTTTGATTTTGATATATATAATAAAAATAATGTAACATGAGTGTCAGAACAATTAGAACTGCGTATTAAAACTGAAGTTGAAGGTGCAGAAAAAGTTGAAAATATTAATCAAACGTTAGATGAAAGCACTAAGAAAAGTAAAGAAAGTGCTGATGGTTTTTCATTACAAAATACAAGGGCTGGTCAATTCTTTAATGGTATAGCAAAAGGTGCAAAGATGGGTGTCACAAGTATGATGACACTTAAAGGTGCTGTTGCTGCAACTGGCATAGGGTTGTTACTTATTGCCATTGTGGGTATTGTTAATTGGTTTAAGAAAACAGAAACAGGTGCAGACCTATTACAAAAAGGTATGAAGATGTTAGGCCAAGTTATTAAAGAAGGCCCGATGCTAATATTTAATGCTTTAAAGGTTGCTATTGATGGTATAGTGCTTGCATTTAATACTGTTAAGAATGTCATCACAAATGTTGCTGGTGTTCTTACAGGTCAAAAATCCATTAAACAAGCTGTAAGTGATGTCAAGACAAGCTTTCATGAAGATTCAAAAAAGATTGTTGAAGATGCTAATAAATTGGCTGATGGTGTCAAAAAAGCTGTTTCTAATGTTATTGATTCTGGTAAGCTTGCTGATGCGTGGGATGCCTTAGAAGATAAGCGAAGGGATAATTTAGAAAAGAACAAAAAACTTGAAGCTGAAATAGCTGATGCACGAGAAAAAGCATCAGATACAGATGAAAAAATGATTGACAGGATTAATGCTGCCAATACTGCCCTTGAAAAGCAAACCGAATTATATAAAATACAGAAAGCTGATAAGGCGCAAGAGATTGCCAACATTAATGAAGAATTAAGATTATACCCAGACAATCAGGAATGGATAGAAAAACTTGCTACTGCCAAAGCTGAATTATTTGATATTGACAGACAGTATAGTAATGATAAAAAACGATTAAATAAAACTGTCAACAGTCTTGAAAAAGAACAGACCCAGACAGCGCAAAAAGAAGCTGATGAAAGAAAGAAGATAGCAGAAGAAGAAGTAAAAAGACTGCAAGAAATTGCTGAAAAGGGTGCTAAAAGTCTTGAAGATGTTGACAACCAGTTAACACTTCAGAAACTTAAAGGTCAAGAAAAAGAACTTAAACAGCTTGAAATTAATTACCAAAAAGATTATGATGCTTTTGTTGGGACGGAAGAACAAAAACTGGAATATGTCGGTAAGATAAATGACCTGTATTTAGAACAAAGGAAAGAAATAGAAGATAGATATAGAGCTGAAAAAGAAAAAGCTGATAAAGATGCAGCCGATAGAAAGAAAGCAGATGATGACAAAGCCAATGAAGAATTAAACAAAGCATTAACAAATGCTGCAATGAACACTGCTTCTAATATTGCAAATTCTGTTTTATCCATACAACAAAACAAACTGGATGCACAAAAAGAAGCTGAATCTTCTTCATTAGAAGCACAAAAAGAACGTGAATTATCAAACAAAAATTTAACTGAAGCGCAAAAGGATGCTATTAATGCTAAGTATAAAGCAAAAAATGAAAAGTTAAATAAAGAATATGCTGAAAAACAGCGTAAACAGGATATTAAAACAGCAATTGTTGCTGGTTCATTAGCAATATTGAATGCGCTCGCAACAACTAAACCTTTCTTTCCACTTGGTTTAATAGCAGCAGCAAGTGCAGCAGTAACAACTGGCATCCAGATTGCAACCATTAAAAACACAAAATATGCATCTGGTGGCTGGATTAATGGCAAAAAACATGCAAACGGTGGTACAGTTATAGAAGCTGAACAAGGTGAATACGTGGTCAATGCAAAAACTATGGCAAATCCACAAATGGCACAACAGGTGCAGCAGTTAAATAATGCTGGTAATAATAATACATCTGCGCCTTCTGCATTGGATGAAAATAAAATTGCGGCGATTGTTGCTAAGTCTATAAAAGCTGTACCAGTATCACTGAATCTGGCTGAAACTACCAGAACCCAAAAGAAAGTTGAGGTAACAGAATCAAATTTTTCTGTAAAATAATATATTGATTATGTGTGATTTACATCTAAATAATGAAAATATAATAAATGATGAACTACATGTTTTATTTATTAACCATTTAAAAAAGGTAGGTATTAAGCATGAATCAATGATTGCTGAAGGTTATGTTTTAATTAAACAAGAAGATTTTATTGAACTTTCAATTGAAAGTGACCCAGACGCTAATTCAAAATTAGATTCAAAAAATATAGCTGTAAGGTATAAGTATGTAGGTATAAGGGATGATAATAACAGACAATTTTGTGCCGATGTGCTGGATTTGGATTTAATATATAGAAAAGAAGATATTGACATGATGTCATTTCGCACCGAAAATAAAGAATTTGGTACGTATTCAATTTTCAAATATAAAGGTTCTTATGGTTGTCGGCATAAGTGGCAAAGACTTTTATATGAAAAAAAAGACGGTGAAGTTACATATAATGAAAGGTCTGGTTCTGGTACACCAAAAAATGTAAATGATTCATTTGCAACAAGGGTTAATCCTAAACCAGTGCATTTGAATTATGAAAAAATACTACAATTAAAAGATATGGTTTTAGCACAAATTAAATTTAAAAAAAATGGTTCGATTACAAGAACCAGCTTGGTAAAACGTCCAGCAGTTGAAGTTGATTTTTTGAAATTGGCAGAAGACCAAAACTACATAAAGCTTGCATTGAATGACGAAAAACAGAATGTCACAGGCCCAGCCCTAATCCCTAACAAGAATTATTTAAGGGGGCGTGAATTTTTCATCAATACGCTGGGTATAGATTCATCAGGTTATATATTTTTTGATGAAGAAACGGTAAAACTATTTGCAGCCGAATTCCTTAAAAATGGTAATTCTATCAATTTAGAACATGAAATTGAAGTGAATAAAGATGATATAAGTCTTGTTGAATCTTGGATTATAGAAACAAAACATGACAAAGCTTATGATATGGGTTTCACCAAAGACCAGTGTCCAGTTGGTACTTGGATGATGACACAGCATGTCAACAATGAAGCACTTTGGAAAGAAATAAAGGACGGTAATTATAATGGGTATAGTATTGAAGGTTCACCCGATATAGTGCTTATTTCTTCATCAATTCAACTATCAGAATCAACTAAAGAAGATGTTATTGCTGATGATATAGTAAAGATTATTATGAATGAAATTGAAGAAAATATGAAAATAAAAAATAATAAATAGAATATTTTGATATATAAAACAAAAGTGACATATCAAAAACAAAAATAAAGTTTAAAATAAATGAATTTGATTGATAAAATTAATGAAAAACTGAAAGAACAACTTGCAAAGTATTCAATTTTGGAATTGGCAGAAGACACTGCAACAGCCACAGGTGAAACAGTTGCAACTGACAAACCAGATGCTGATAAACCTTCAACTGAAACTACTATTCCACCTGTTAAAGCACACATTGTTGAAAAGACTGTTATTGTTTACACTGCTGTTAATGAACCAGTTCTGTCTGAAAATGATGGTGCTGTTGAAGATGGTGAATACAATCTTGATAATGATAAAATTATCACTGTTAAAGATGGTAAACTGACTGATATTAAAGACGTAGTTGAAACAACTGAACAAGAAGCTGCTGAAACAAAACCATCAGATGTTAAATTAAATACAATTGAATTAGGAATTGAAAAAAATCGATTGGCTGATTTAGTTGATTTAACTAAAGATGGCGAATATACTATTTCATTAACTGTTTCAGAAGGTCAAATAAAATACGGTAATGTATATGCTAATACTTACCAGAACCTTATGATGAAAGCAGTTGAAGAAAATGAAACTAAGGTTGAAGAAAAAATGAATAAGATTATTGAAAACTATACCAAAATTATTGAATCATTAAAAATGTCGGATAACAAAGGGATTGAAGATAAACCAGTTATTGATAATAATTCTGATGATATAGTTGAAGTTAATTCAAAAACATTATTGAAACTCAAAAAGGAGTTAAAAATAAAATAAAAAATAAGTTATAAGTAAATGAGCAAAATTAAAAAAGACACTTTAAAACTTGCATACGATTTATCAAATATGGCAGCTTATGCCAAGACAAACGGTGAAGTTTTGATTCAAGATTTAGTCATGCAGGCGCAATCATTCAAACCAAATTTAGGTTATAGAATTGAAACAGGTATTAAATCAACTGACAAATTCGCAGATGTATCGCTTGGTTATACTGTTTTGCAGTCAACCAATGGGGACGTATCATCTGTTTCTGCATCAGGTACAACTGGTTTGAAAGATATTTCAGTAACAGTAACTGAAATAGCTATTAAAGAAAAATATGTTAAATCAACACTTGACAGCAAAATTGGTCAAGTATTAGAAGCCCCAGGGTCGGATTATTCAAACGAATTACCATATGGTGATATATTAGTATCATTGAAAGGTAAAGAAGTTGGAAGATTGAATGATATTCTGTTATGGCAGGGTGACAGTTCAACTGGCAACACTAATGCTAATACTAACAAATTCAATGGATTTTTGACGCAAATTCTTGCTGGTAGTTACGTTGATGGTGGAACTAAAACAGGATTAACTGCTGCTAATGCTATTGCAACTGTCGAAGCTGTAAAAGATAAAGCTTTTACTGCGTTCCCAGCATGGATAACAAACGGATGTGATATGTACATGTCACCCCTGAATTACTCTGTTTATTATAGGGCTGTATTCGGTTTAGGTTCAGTTATAAATGACCTTACCAAAAATGAAGCTGGTTTAGTTGAATCATTCATGATGCCAGGTACGAATGTAAAGGTGATTTCTTGTAATGGTTTACAAGGTCAAACAAACATTGTTGTTACAAGAGATTCAAACCTTGTAATAGGTACTGACTTAGTAAGTGAAGATGACCAATTTGAATTCAGATATTTGGAAGAACTTGAATATTGGAGATTAAAAGCAGTATATAAGTTAGGCGCAACAGTCGCAAGAGTTGCAGAATGTGTTGCAACACACTAATAATTGAGCAAATAATGAAGGTGTTAATAGCACCTTCATTTTTTAAAAAATAATAAATATAGAAAATGACATTATTAACAGGTATTCCAAGAGAAACAACTAAAGGTTCTGGGGGTTTACTATCACTTTATATAACTGAATTATCAAATTTAACTGGTTCAACACCTTCAGCAAATGCAGGTATTGCAACTTTTACTTGTCCTGCTGGTGCTTGGAAAAAATTTGTTCTTGGCAAAGAATCGGGTTCTAATTTTACCAGTACTTTAGCAGCTTCGGCAGCAAATAATTCAATTGTATGGAATCAGGTACTAACAGCAATCTTTAAGCGTAATCAGGTAGCAAAACGAAATGAGTTAAAAGTCTTAGCTCAGAATGAACTGGTGTGTGTTATTAGCGATAATAACAATATTGCATCAACAGGTGCGACATCAGGCGCAACTACTTATGGTGACTTATATATCATAGGTTTACCGATAGAAAATTGCATGGGGGGTTGTGATGTTACTGGTGCAGTTTCTGCAACAGGCGCACAGTTTGCAGATGCAAACAACATGACATTAACGATAACAGCAGTCGAAACTTTTCCACCTCTGTCAATTTCAGCAGGTGATTTTTATAAAATAGCCAATGGCTTAGCGGTATAATTCGTAGTTAAAATAGGTTTAATTTTTTTGTTTTTAAGGGGGGTGAATTTTTCCATTTTTCACCCCTTTTTTATTCAGTTTCTCACAAAAACGATATTTAAAATATTATATATAATGAAATATCATGAATGATATTTAAAAAATAATGAATAATAGCGAAAATGTTATATCTGAATAAAAATCAAAACAATGTTTTAAAAATAAGATTATCTGATAGTTACATAAATAATTATTCTGGAAATTATATTTTCAATTTTAAAAATATTCAAAGTGATGATGTTCATTTATTTACTTTAAGTGATACAAGTTTATTAAAGAATATATACAGCGAATTCACCATTTTAGTTACACAAGTAGAACAATTAGGATTAGGCCAGCATATATTGACAGTTTTTGATGAAAATGATATAAATATAAATATCTACACAGATACCGTAACAGTTACTAATGATGAAGTTGATGAAGATATTTATTACTCTGGTGTTACAAATTATGTAAATGTTCATTTGAGTTCTATAATTGAACAATTAAATGATATTCAAAATGAAATAGGTAGTATAGCAGATTTACAATCATTATCTGGATTGACATCACTTACAGGGTTGACCGATTTAAATAATCAAATTATTTCAATATCAACTGCTATTTCAACTGAATATTTATCAAGAACATCTGGTGATACTTCATTAAGTACTGCTATTTCAAGTGCAAATTCAACCAGAAGCAGTGCAGATACTTCTTTAAGTACTGCAATTTCGACTGAAACATCTACAAGGGGGACTGCTGATACATCATTGTCAACAGCTATTTCAACTGCAAATTCAGTAAGAGGTTCAGCCGACACATCATTATCAACTTCATTATCATCAAGAATATCTACTGAAACCTCTCTTTCAACAGCAGTTTCAACTGAAACATCTGAAAGAACATTTGTTGATACATCGTTATCAACTACAATTTCAACTGAAATATTAACAAGAAGTTCTGCTGACACATCGTTATCAACCACTATTTCAACTGAAATATCAACAAGAGATTCATCAGACACTTCATTAAGTACTGCTATATCAACAAATTCGCAAAAGTATATATACAAAGGGCAGGTTTATAATTTAAACGTTGCTGATGGAAAAACCTATTATTTTGGAAGCCAGAGTTCAGCAGGTTCATTATATTCAGACAACAATAAGATTTTTTTTATGACTGCTGGGACTATTACAAAAATTAAAATATACTGGTATGCTGGGTCAACTGTTGGTACGGATGAACAAATAAATATGTACTTAACGGTTGATGATGTGGATACCCTAATTGGCACTATAGGTGATACTAATAGGGCGAAAAATTTTGAAAGGACTGATTTAAATATACCTGTAGTTTATGGGTCATATTTTAACGGCAAAATAGTATGCCCAACATGGGCAACTAATCCATCAGCAGTTTCTATAACCCTTATGCTGCTTGTTGAATAAAAAAATATTAAAAACTAAATGAGTGATGAGAATAAAGTTAAAGTTAAGATATACACCCCTGATTTTGAAGAAGAAGAAAATTCTTCTTTAAAAATGGAAATAGCAACCTTTGCCGATGGTTCAAGGGTTCAACCAAGAATCAAAGTAGAACAACATAAAAAATATGTTGCGTGGCGTGATAATGCAAGTTCTAAATTTACAGACTACCCAACTAAATTAATTGAATTATATAATAGTTGTCCGCTTCATCATGCAATCATTGACATGAAAGCTGAATTGATTGGTGGCGATGGTCTTAAACTAAAAGACGAAAATTCACCAAAGGCTGAGCAAACACTTGCATTTATTGAAGAAATGAATTTTGACGGGGAAAATTTAACCGATATAAATAAACATTTGGCATTTGAACAAGCCCTGTTTAATATGTTTTCAACACAACTTATATTTAGAAAAGATTGGTCATATATTCAAAACGTTAAATATGTGGGTATAGCAAATTTACGAATTCAAGCACCAAATGAAAAGGGTGAAATAAATGGCTATTATTGGGCTTTCGATTGGTCAAGGTTTAATCAAAATAAGATGGTTTACATTGAAAAATTTAACCCTAAACTGGCACAAGATAGAAGTTTCAGATTGAAAGATATTGAAAAACGTATAGCTGATAATAATGCTGATATAAAAGATATCAAGTTTTATGAAGAAATGGCAAATATTGATAATACACAGCTTTATATATGGAGACAAAGAAAACCTGAAGAATATTATTATTCATTGCCTGAGTATGTAGCATGTATTTCAGATTTAGAAATCGATATTCTTGCGCGTATATATGCAGCTTCATCACTGTCAAATGGTTTTGACCCATCTTTTATGATGACATTTTTAGGTAATCCATCGGATAAGACTACAAGAGACTTTGCAAAGAAAATGATTAGAAATTATAAAGGAGCAAGAAAGGCTGGTATGCCTATTTTAAATTTCGTTGATTCTTTTGAAGATAAACCACAACTTGAACAGCTTTCAAATCAAAATCCGATGGCTCAAAAATATAGAATCATCAATGATTTGACACAACAAAATATTCTGTCTGGTCATCGCATACCATCAGCTTCACTGGTAGGTATTCAAACTGCTGGTAAACTTGGTGACAGTAATAATCTTGTGCAGGGTCAAGAAGCTTTTTATAATAATTATATAAAACCAAAACAAAATATTTTAGAAAAATATTGGAATACTATCATGAAATATAATGGTTTAGATGAAGTTGTGATTGCTGAAACCAATGTTTTCAATGAAAACAAGATTGAATCACAACAAAACAATATTTCAACAGAAAATAAACAATAAAGAACATGTCAAACTATCTATTTTTCATTGATTCAACAGGTTTAAAGGATAATACAAACATTGATAAGAATGTTTCGGATAAACTAATAAAAAACCTTATTAAAACGGCTCAAAATGTGTATTTACAAGAACTGCTTGGACGTAATTTATATCTAAAATTGATTGATAATTATACTAATTCTACATTGACAACCAAACAATCAATACTTATAGATGATTACATTATTGATTACCTGTATGCAAAATGTGAAAGTCTTTCAGTTGATGTTTTGATTATTAAATATGCTGATGGGGTATCGAGAACTACACCAAACAACACAACACAACCTTCATTTGATGAATTAAAACTAATTAAAATCAACAAAGAAAAAGAAATTACCATGTATGAAGATTTAATAAAGCAATATATAAATGACCCTTTAAACATAGATTCTTTTCCAGAATACAATAGTAATACAGACAACTATGTTAACCCCGTTAAAGCAAAAACTTATGGTATTTACTTTGAAGATTCAGACCTTGATTATGAATATAATAATAGAAGGGCGCAAAATGACCAAGAACAAGGCATTTAAAAAATAAAATTATTATGTGAATACATTTAAAAATATATCAAATGAAATAAACAATTTTGTTACAAATCATGCAGTTCTGCAATCCTATGTATGTAAAGACAGTTCTTTTTATAATTCAACTGATTATACATATCCATTGATTTGGTTAAGCCCTGTGACAGTAACACCTGCACAAGGTCAAATCATTTATACCTGTGAATTGATAATAGCAGATATTTTAACTGAAAATCAAGACTATGACAAGGTTTTAAGTGACATTAATATTTTATTGGCTGAATTTTTAAGCTATTTTGATGATAATAACAGCGATTTATTCAACTTTTTTATAAGACAAGCTGGAGCATTTAATGTATTTCCTACAGGAATAGATGATACATGTGGTCTTATTGGCAACATTAATATAATTACACCATTTGATTTTGATTATAACAACATTCGTTTTAAATAATGGCAACACCTTTAACACTTAATCAAACCAGACGTGCAGTTCAGAGATATGCAGCAGAACTTGTGAAAGATATACAAGATGCTATGCGACAAAATGATAAATCTTTAAATCTTTATAAAGAAATAAGTTATAAAGTTGAAGAAATTGATAACACATTCCAGACTATAATTATTGCGCCAAAAGAAGTTTATTATGCTTCGGAAGGTCGCAGGGCTGGCAGGTTTCCACCACGTGAACCAATTTTAAAATGGATAAAACAAAGAAGATTTCAATTCAGGGATAAAAAAGGTAGATTCATGAGTTATGAAGCTATGTCTTTTATTATTCAGCGTAGAATTGGACAGCATGGCACTAATCCAAGAAGACATGCACATTTTTTAAGTAGGTTTCAGATTAAGAACGAGTTTAAACAGGAATTAATAAAACATTATCGTGAAGACGTTATATTAAATATTAAAGAAGCGTTTTTTGCTTCACAAGGTCTTTAATTCACAAAAACTATTTTAAAAATATTATATATAAATAAAAATATATAGTATTATGGCTCTGACATTATCATCATTACCTTCAATCTATCCTGTTTATACTGATAACTTAAATTTTACAGCATTTGAAAGTACTGCAAATGCTAATTTCACATATAATTTCAGTGTTTATTATAACGGTGTAAACATTGACACATTTGATTATTTTGCAGACCCTACTATTTTTAATGCCGAAATAAATTTATCAACCATATTACAAACACAATTTACATCAACAGTCTTTAATAAAACTGGTACAACTGTTTTTGATTTTATAAACAATACTATTAACAGTTATTACATACAAGTAAGGTGTTATAATGCTGCTAATTCTCTTATCAGTTCTGGTATTACTGCAACCAGATATGTATACAATGGAATTGAAAACACTTTTGAAACATTTTCAAAAAATGATTATGTGTTCAATTCAGCATCAACAGCCAATTTTTTAACAAAATGGAATACTGAAAGAGCAATAACAATAAATGACAAAGCTTATATAAATACCATTATAGGTGCTTATGGTGATATTAATTCCAGTTTTGCAGGTATTATTATTACAAGATATCAGTCTGACAACACAATCAGTGCTGCAACATTCACAAATACTGACAACACAACCAAAAAAATATTAAATATTGATGTGTCACCAGCTAATATTAATGCAAATGTAGCAGGTTTTATAAACACAAACACCCTTTATTATACTATCACTGAAAAAAACAACAGGCAGAAAGAAATAATGAAAATAAATATTGTAAAAGAGTATAAAAACAGCAATTATTATAATTTTCTTTATCTTAATTCGCTTGGTGGTATTGACTTTTTCACATCTGTTAAGAATTATTCATATAATTATACAATAACAAAAGAACTTTTAGACCAATTCAACACACAAAAAGTTTATAATACTGACATTAATCAGGTTGTTAACACGGCAACCCAAATATTAAGCATTTATCAAGCCGATAAACTGAAAGAATTATTCTATTCACCTGCTGTGAAGGTCTGGAATAATAATATTCTAAATGATATTAGAATAACTAATCAAAACTTGGTGGTTACTGGTAAATATCCAAAAGATACTATTTACTATGTAATCAATTTTATGTATAACAACAAGTTTTATAATCAAAAATATTAACATGATAAGTAACGCATTTTTAAGATTCTCAAATACTTCTTTATATGACTTTGATTTAAACGATTTCGAGTTAAATCTTGCTATTTCTTCGTTAAAAAACCTTAATGAAAGTAAATCATCTTTCACTTTACCTATATCTATACCTATTACACCAGCTTCAACATCTATTTTTAAGAATATTATCAATATTAATAATACTTCAACAATTACACGACAAAGAATAGACTGTCAGCTTATTCAGAACAACAAATGTTTGATAAACGGGTATGCTTATGTGAATGAAGTAAATGATGATTCTTATAAAGTAATTATTGCCAGTGCTGACTTAGATATATTCAGTGATATTAAAGATGATTATTTAAGAGATTTAGATTTTTCTAATTATATGAACGATACGGGTACACAAAGCAAACATGATTGGATATATTCTAATCAAAATTTAAATCCGAACTCATACATACGAGCTATAACTTTTTTAAATTTTGATTGGTTTAATGAAGGGAGAACTATTACTTCAGGCATTGCTGGTACTAATTATAATTATAATAAGCTTATAAATGACTATAGACTTACACCAGTTCTAAGGGTTAAAGATATTTTTGATAAAATATTAATAGACAAAGGTTATACTTACACAGCATCTACCAGTTTTACTGATAAACTTAGCAAAATGGTAATGACTACCAACGTTCCAGAATCAGACTATACTGTTTCAGGTTTAACAAGATATTACTTTTTTGCAGGTGGTGACAATAAATTAGTGTACCAAACATGGCCTGACATTAAATATTGCTATAACCAATATAGGAATGGATATACTATGATTAATAATGTAATTGACACCACACACAGCAATTATAGTTCATATTTTAACCCTAAATTGGAACAAAATTCAAACTATACTTTAACTATTAGTTTTTGGGCATGTTTATCTGGTGATACTACACAATCAACGGCTAAGTTTTGTTTAAATCGCATTAATTTAATGGAAAATGTTGATGGGAAAAAAATAGAATTTTCTGAAGTACAAATTACGACCACAACCCTAACCAAATATACAACTACGATTAATTATCAAACTGGTAGTAGTGATAACATAGGTGATTATTATAAAATGTCAGTTGATAAAGGTGACAATGTTGTAATATTTTCAAAAAATGGTTCAGATTATTCTGATATACAGATAATTAATCCAACACATTTATTTAATTCTGAACTTAATATAATTACCTATAACAGTTTATTGCCAATTGATTACAAACAATTTGACTTTATGAACAATCTGCTTAGTATGTTCAACATGTACATCTATGCAGACCCTATGGATAAGAAACATCTACACTTTGAAACATTTGATGACTTTTATACTGATGACATATTGGATTGGTCAAAAAAAATGACATTAGAAAATCTTGAAAATGAAGATTTGGCCAAGCAAATGAATAAAGAGTATAGTATATCATTTGAAGACCCATCTGATTTGATAAGTCAGGAATATAATAATACGCATGACCCTAAATTAAATACTAAAGATTTATCAAATCCCAATAAAAACAGTGATAACAGCAGCAATGAAATAAAGTTAAAAGCCGAAAGCGGTGTATTTACTGACAGGTTTTATGATGTTCATTATAATTCACCAAACAAGAGTAATAAAGCAATGATGACACACTATTCAAGCCAGAATAGTAAAGTTATTTTTGGTTTTTTAAATAAATTTAATGTTAATTCATCAGTATTATTATTCTATGATGGTGATTATTACACAGGTACTGACTTTGTAAACTATCCAATCGAAAGTTATTTGACAATGTCACCTTTTTTACTTAATGCTGAATTTGCAACTTTTATAGATATGAGGATTTCAAACACTTTTAATTTACAGTTTGTTAGTGAAAATCAATATTTAACTCATACTAATTTACCATCAGTTACTAATAATAATCTTTATACAGAATACTGGATTAATGACATTGATTGCAAATTAAACGGAAATTATAAGTTTTTGAGGTGTCGAATGAACCTAAATGAAACAGATATAAGTGTTTTAAACCTTAAAAAGAAAATATACATAGATAATAGCTTGCTTGGTTCTGCTTATTACCGAATTAATAATATAAAGTATAGTAATAACCCTGAAAACCTTTCTATTGTTGAGTTAATCAAGTTAACTAACTATCTACCAACAGCAGCCTCAACTGTTAATGTAAATAATTGTACTTTTTCAGGCGTTAACGCAACTGGTGGTGGTGGTACAAGTTCAGGTAGTGCTGGTTCTGGTGGTGGTTCTGTTAACCTTACAAATTATTACACAAAAGGGGAATTAAACAATGGTCAATTAAATAACCTATACTATACTGAATCACAGGTTGATTCAGGCTTGACAAGCAAACTTGATAGTAGTGTTTATAATATAGGGTTTAATTCTTTATCAACTGCTATTTCAACAGGTATTTTAGTTGATGCTTCTTTAATTACAGCTATTTCTTCTGAAATTTCTGTAAGAAGTTCGGGTGATGCTTCATTAACAACTGTACTATCGACAAATATCGACCAACCAGTTAAAACTACAAGTACACCAAGCTTTTCAGGGTTAACACTTACACATAATGCAACTACAACAAGCGATATAAGTAAAAATGTTTTTACAAGTGGTTTTGCGGGGACGGGTTGGAAGATAGATTCATCGACAAATACAATTGAATCTGATAATTTTATTGTACGAGGCACTTTAAGTGCATACCAACTGCTTATACAACAGATAAGAAGTGTGAACGGTGGTCTATTCATCAGTGCAGGTAATCAAAAATTTGAAGTTGATAATGGTTCTACTGATGATTATTATCGCATAGGTATTGATACCGATGGGGGCAATCGTGCAACCAGTTTAGAAGTGGGGGATATTATAAAAGCACAATCAGTAACAGCAGCAGGGGTTAAATCAACCCTGTTAAAAGTTGATTTTTTGGGTGCTGGTGGTGCTTATGTGGGTTGTTTAAAAACCAGCTTAACGGGTTCAACACCTACGATAGGTGATGAATTTGTTGTTTATGATTCGGAAACTGTTGCAAGACGTGGTGTACTATACTTAACAGCCAATGATTCTGGAAATCCTTATTTAGATGTTGCAGTTGGTGATGGTACAGGTACATTAACAACCAAATTAAGGGCTGGTAGGCTTGATGCTATTAATGATTCAAGTGTTGGTCTTACAGGACAAACCAATAATTTTGGTCTTTATACTGATAATTTTTTTGGAAAAGGCACTGTAATAGCAACGTCTGGCTTGGTCGGAAACTGGACTATCAATAGTAGTGGTATTTCTACAAGTAATATTCAAATAAGTTCAACGAACAACTTAATAAAAGTTAGTAAAGATGCGAGTAACTATATGCAAATGCATTACACCAGTGCCAGTTCATACGGCATTATAGGTGTATCTGCTGGAAATACTCTATTGCAATTGGGTTCATCAAACACAATAGCAGGATGGACAATAACTACAGATTCTATTTATAGCACAGATGTAGCTGGGAAACCAATTTATATTAAAAGAAGCACTTCAAGTAGTGGTAATTACGGACGTGGTTTTTCGATTAAAACGAATACCACAACATACAAAGACACTGAAGGAATACAAATCGGACAACTATCACCCCGTGTATCCAATGGGTTGTACCAAGATACCATTTATTCAGCAGGGGCAACCGATTATGGAATTGCAGTCTATGGATATTCAGCTACTTATAGGCCGATACTTTTCAGGGTTGACGGTCAAGGTGGTGTTATGGCATCATTTAAATTTGATGCTGTAAATGGTTTTTTTGATGATAATGGTAATCAGATTCGAAGTTATGCTGGTGATATACAACTAAATGGTGATATACTTGCAACAGTTACTGGTTTCACTGTTCAGGGTAATCAGAGTAATGCAGCCGTATTGACTTTCAAAAATACAAGTACAGAATCTTCTTCTGCTGGTGAATATCGCAGGGTTATAGATATATATAATAATGCGGGTTATGGCAGCTATACTGATTATATACGTTTTTATGTTGGTACTACTGCTGGTGGGTATATTAGCGATTCTAATGGGACATTAACTTTTGTTCAGGAATCAGACAGAAAACTTAAAAAGGATATTGTTACAAGCAAATTAGATGCTCTTACAGCCATAAATGCACTTGAACTGGTTGAATTTACATGGAAAGATGACAATAAAGCTATATATACAGGCAGACAAAAGGGTTTTATTGCACAAGATTTTAAAAAATATATACCAGAGGCCGTAAGTAGTCGGAATAATACGCTGGGAATTGGTCTTGAAGTGATGCACACTTATTATATTAAATCAATACAACAATTAAATCAAAAAATTTATGAACAAAATGTTGTTATTGAACAACTTAAAAAACAATTAAATGATAAATGATTGTAAGTTTCACCCAAACATACGGGAATGAGAGAAAATCACTATTAAATTATCAGACCCTTGATTATAATTTGAATGAATTCAAGAATTTATTTGATTTAAACATCTTTTCCTTTCATAACTGCAATGATGATATAGTTGATTACTTTGAAATTATAAATAATGTAAAAAATACTAAAATATTCAGGTTCAAAGATTGCACTTATGGTGATTGTATTAGGCAAATACTACATTTTTTATCACAAATTGGATGTACTTATCTTCTTTTCATCCAAGATGATGGTTTTTCAGTCAATAAAATAGACTATAAAGCACTATTAGCAAGCTTAAAACCTTTTGATTATTACAGTTTAGCCTATTCCAGTGAAAAATTTGACGGTAAAAACGTTTTAACAAACAAAGATTTTTATAATAAAGGGTTCTGGTGTTTTGATGATACACCATATCTGGCAGATTTCAGGTTAGTTCAACAAATGTATGATGAAAAATATTTAAAAATTCCTAATATATGGAAAGCTGAAATGTATTTAAACGAAAAATATTATAAAGAAAATATGATAAAAAAAGTTTTACCAGTTCAATCTTTCACAAATGTAAATATTATCGGTAATAATTCAGTACATCTAAGATGTAGTGCTGTTTTAACTGGTGATGATGCAAAAGATTTTATAAAAAATCGTTTTTAAAAATTAATATATAAAATATGAAAAAATTCTTTAATATAATATGGGATAAATTACTTATAGTAATAGCAACTGGTGTTGTTACCTTAACCCTCACCCTATTAACACCCATTAAAGATAACATAGTTAAGTTTTTTGGTGTTACTAAAGAACTTGTTGAAGTAAATAAGAAGATAGATGATTTAACATCCCACATTCAAAATCAAAATATACCAGTTGACACATGTTTATATGGACAAATTTCTATTATAAGAGAAGAATTAGGTTATATAAGACAATCCCAGAAGGTAACGAACATAAAACTTGATATAATTAAAGAAACTAATAAGGAAATATCACAAAGATTTAATGATGTTGACAGGGTTGTTTTAAATAAACCAGATAAACCAGATAAAGAATATAAAATAAAAGCAGAAAGACAGTAATGATTACATTTAAAGATGAACAAGACCTTGAGCAATTCCAAGTTCTGATAGAAGAATCACTAATGAAAGTGTGGCATCATCATATGAAACCAGAATTATTAAATTATAACGATGAAGTTGGTCAGAAGGTTCTTGAACATGAATCTAAACTTAATAATATTAGTGGTTGGCTGGGAATGACATATTTTAAAAAATATGCTTTATCATTCGCAGGAATTTTAACAATTAGCATTCTTATTATATTATTACTAACATCTTTCATGATTTAATATAGAAAATATGAAAACATCAGATTTAGGTATACAAGTAATAACACATTATGAAGGTTTAAGGCTAAAAGCTTACCTTTGTCCCGCAAACGTTCTAACAATAGGTTATGGCCACACTGGGCCTGATGTAACAACTGGTTTGATAATAACTGAAGAACAAGCCAAAGATTTATTAAAGAAAGACCTTATTTTATTCGAAAAATCTATAAATGATTTGGGTTTGCCTTTACAACAACATCAGTTTGATGCGCTTGTTTCGTTAGTTTTTAACATAGGGTTTGGTAATTTTAAAAAATCAACCCTTTTAAAGCGAGTTATTGATAAAGCAAATGAAAAGATGATAACTGATGCATTTATGATGTGGAATAAAGCAAAAGTAAAAGGTGTTTTAACAGTTTTGGATGGTCTTACAAAGCGTAGATTGACTGAATCAATATTATTTAATAAAAATGAGGTTATTTTTTAAAAAATATAAGTTTAAAAACTAACGTTTTTTACCAAAAACCTTATCAGTAAATTCATCCATAGCTGTTTGTGTATTCCTTATGTAATTTTCAGTTTGTTTAACACTTCCGTGTGCCATTGCTTTGCTTGTCATATGAATATCACCTGTTTTTTTGTATGATAAAAGAGCAAAAGTAGCACGTGCTGTATGGGTAGACATCTCTGGCAGACCTTGAATACCTCTTATTATTTTTAAATTACGGTTTATAACAGTTGTTACAGCACTAACCTTTGCATATTGACCTTTTAGATTCATTTCATCCCAAACACCATTTATTGAACCATCATTCATTGTGGTAAAAATAAAACGGTCTTTATTTGCATAGGCATAGTCCAATAGTTTATTCTTATCAATATCAATTATACCAGCAAAATAACAAAGGAACGGATAAGCATCATCTGGTATCTTAAATTTGCCTGTTCTATTGGTCTTAATCCGTTTATAATCGATATAACCAGTCAGAATATTATCCCATTTAAGTCGTAAAAAATTGCCAATATTTAAGCCATTGAAAAAAACTTGTAATATAAAGGCATAAAGTGCATCTTTTATTTGTCCGTTGTCAACTTGCATATTTAAAAGTTCAACAAACTGTTCTTCTGTTAAAGAAATAAGTTTTGATGTGTTAACAACCCATTTTATCCCTTTTATTCTTTTACATACTTGTTCAGGTAGAACAGAACCAAGTTTGACAGCATAACCTTTCATTGTTACATCTTGCACACCCATAAAGATTTGCCAATCCTTAATAAAATCATCAGTAATCATACCAACTTTTATATTTTTACCAGCGAATTTTTCGAGCTGGTTCAGGATAGTAGTATATTTTTGATGTGTGCCAGCTTGACCATTTTTTAAATACCTGTTAATTTTTTTTGTTAACAGTTGGTTTACGGTTAATTCTCCTTTGCCTACTGCTGCCTCTTTTGAAAACCTTAGTTTTATAGTTTCAAGCTCCAAGTTCACACTATCATTATTTTTAATCTTATGCTTTTTCACATCCCAATCTGATGTTAAACAATTATAATCTGTATTAAAATAAATAGGTTTACCATCCTGATACACCTTTATTTTTATCGGGTGTGTCTTGTCTTTATAAGTTGTGCCTTTCCACAATACCAATGATACCTTCATACGTTTACAGTTTAAGTTTACGAAATGTTTACGGTACGTTTACACTTTTAATATAAAAACAAAGATAAATGGATTTTTGACAAAAGAAAAAAGGACTGATTTTCAGTCCTTTAAAGAATTTTTTTGAGTTATTTTAATGTCTTTGCTGCCTTGTCAGGGCTAAACAAAACTTTATAACTGACTGATTTATAGGTTTTATAAAAATATGTTTACGGTTTTGGGTTACACTTTTGATAAAATCTGAACACGAAATAAATATTTTTTTGGGTGTGATTGGATGAAACATATTATATTTAAAAATGAGGAAATATTTAACCGACTTCATTAATTTGATATTCTCACCAGATAAACCTAAAGAATATTCTAATAAACAACTATTCATATTTTATAGCATTGTAGTTTTATCAATAATCATCTTAGGTTTTATGTCAATATGAAAAAAAAGAAATTGCTTCAGGCTATCCTGATAGCACTTATTGTGATTTTAATAGGTATTTTAAGTGATATATTCATTAGGCTGCGATATAATGCTAAAATACTACAATTCGATTCAAATGAGTTCAATAACCTTGTTACACCATTCACTACAATTGTTGGTTTTGTGGCTATCTTCATAACACTATTGTACACAAAGAACCAGTTAAGAAAGTCCAGTAGTGATGATTTCTATGATTTCTATAAAGACTTATTTCAGAAGGTCAAAGACCGAAATACTATAAATATCAGAGGTAATAATAGAATTAAACTTTTGGGTTTTCTTTATTATGTAGATATCATATATAATAAATTAATATTAGTTAATGATTATCTTTTTGATTTAGGCTATTTCAGATACGAAAACAGGAATATTAACGTAAGAGAAAGAACATATTATAATATACTTTCTGATTTATATTATTTTAGGCTGGAAGCATTGATTTTAAATGAAGAATGTATTCGAATTATAAAAGAAATACAAGAAACTGACAAATTATCTGATGAACATAGGGGTTTATTATTAGAACAATTTATTTCTGATATCATTGATGACCATATTTCAGATTGTAAATTACTAAATGAAAGATTTAGCAACATAAAAACAGATTTGTATTTAAGCTTTGATAGAATGGATTTAGTAATGATTGAAAGTTTACAATTTTTTAGTAATAATTTCTTTAAATTATTTGATTTTGTGATGAATGATAAAGATTTGAAAAAATATTATGATAAATATGAAGCAACAAAGTAATGATATATTCAAAAATAGGGTTCTGAAACGATTATTAATGTTGGGTATTGTTCTAATTGTAATACCTGTGATTATTTATATAATTCACTTTCGAAAATTAGACATTTCTAATGATGTAAACGATTGGAGTACTTTCACTGATTACATTAGTGGTATTCTTAATCCTATAATCGGTTTAATTAGCTTAATTTTATTAGGGTATATCACCTATCTGGTAGGTGTGATAGGTAGTAAAGAGAATAAAAATCTTTTTGTACTCCAAAAGAAATTAGAAGCATATGATGAATTTGCATCTTGGTTGCCTGTTGTAACAAATAATTATGATAAACTAAATAAAATTTTACATGATGTTGATACTGCTTATAAAAAAGCAATTGCAGATTCTACAAATCAAATCCATAATATTACTATTAATAATGATTATCTTCTTGAAATAGATAGTTTAAGTAAATTCAATAATTTTTTAAATTACTTTCCACTCCGCTATTCACATTTTTTCAGCTATGACTTTGAATCTGATGAATATAAAGGTTTGAGGGGTATTTTTATTTATATAAAAGAACTGTTTACAAACAAATTTAATGGTTATATAAATAGAAAAGAATATAACCGTGATTTTAAGATTATTGAAAACGTATCATCAGATTTGTTTGAAAGTCTTAATAAGGTATTAGAAGAATTTCATAAGGAATTTGAAGGTTTGAAACTGAATGAAAAGAAAAAACCAGCCCTTTAAGCTGGTTTTTCGTGTTAATATTGCGCTTAACTGGTTTTAACGAATATCTTTAATCAGATTAATCTTTATATCATTCGAAAATATTGATGTGTAGCTGATAGAAAGTGTTGAATCTGTTAATTCTTCAATCTTATAGGCTATATTACCACTCAAATTACTGAAAAAATTAATATTATCGTTATTAATTATAATAGAATCAGCGTATTCATAAGTATTATTAGTTATATTTTTTCTTTGATTATCACCAAAATCAAACGAATAGTAACCATTATCATTTGCATACAGGGTGTAACTCTTATACATCCTTGTTTCATCAGGATAAATGACTAAAGAATCAATCAAAACATCATTTTTTTCGGTTGATTTCCATATCCAGACATTATTGTTAATTGTGGTGCTGGTATCAATTGCAGTAGTATCTGTTATTACTTCTTTTTCGATGTTTAATAATTCATATTCCTTTTCACAGGCGGAAAAAAACAGGGTAAACATAACAAGAATGATGTGAATTATAGCTTTCATAACTTTGTTTTTTTGTTTGCTAATTTTACGAATTTATTTCATTAATTGTTACTTTTTAATGCTTTATTTTTTATAATCAACTGTCTTAAATGTTATTTAGTACTTCACTATCAAAAATATATTTGAACAGCTTGCTTTTTTGTTATATATTTTTGTTATGAAAACAAACGACAACAGAGCGATTAAAACCCCTATAATTGAATATCTATACAAGTACATAGAGGATTCAGACAAGACATTTTTAAGGTTAAAAAATGGTAAAATAGTTGATATTAAAGAAATGGAAGGTAAAGACCTAAGCGGATGTGTTATTATTACCAAAGAAGAAAGAGAAAAAGAGCTGATTAAACTTTTATTTGATAAGCAAAGAATAACAAAAAATGATGTAATAAAGTTATTTAAACTGGTCGAATTTGTCGGTAATTCTTTAAGTTTTAATAATAGAAAGAATTATTTTAAGAATTTAAATGATTATTTTATTAATTATAATAAATGATTTTTACCCTAATTAATCCCTATGAAGATAAATAAAAAAATGCTTCCGCTTTTATGGATTAGTATATTCGGTTTCATATTAATATCAATAAGCGTTTTATATTTCATATTAAAATTTAAACACCAATATATATCTGAAGATATTAAGGATTGGAGTGCTTTTGGTGATTATTTCGGTGGTATTTTAAACCCTATAATAAGTTTATTAAGCTTAATAGTATTAGGATATATCACATATCTTATAAGTAGAAATGATAATGAAGAAAACAAGAATCTTTATCTTTTACAGAAAAGAATAGATGCTTATGATGAATTATTAAAATATTTACCAAAAATAAATAATGTTGTTGATATATTAAGTCAAAATTTAGTAATATCATTAGCAGCAAGAATTAAAATAAATAAAAAGAAATCACTTACTAAGTCTAATTTTAATAAAAATGATGATTCTATCGACATTCAATCTGACCAGAATAAATATGCTGATGCGATAGAAGAAATACGTGTTGAACTAAAATTTTTTATTGAACTCTATAATTATTTAATGACTTTTCAAATAAGATATGAATATTTATTTAAATTCAATTTTGAATCCAAGTTATTTAAAGAATTGGTAGAAAATGCCAAATTAGTGAAAGAAGGTTATCATAGATTATATATTGGATTATATAATTCGGGTGAATTTACTTTGAATGATGATTTTAAAAATTCTAATAACAGAATGAAAGAATTATTATTAGATTTTATTGTTTATTTAGAAATGGAATTAAAATAAAATCAAAATCAGCCGACTTTTTGATAATCTTCTTTTAATATTTCATCTATCTTACGTTTTCGCAATAAAGCCATAATCGGACTATATACATCTTCATCATAGAACAATAACTTATTTTCGTGTATATTATCTTCAAATTTTATATGAACAAAGGAAAAATCAACCCATATATATTTAATGTTGTGTATCCAATTTTCCCACCTGTCAAAATCTTCTTCACCCGTATTTATAAAAGTGTTGGCTATATTTAATGCTTCTTCATCACCACTTTTAAGAAGGTCAAAGAAAGATTGCCAAGTATTTTCATTCATATAATATTTTTTCAATTTTTAATTTTAAAATTTTACATGATTGTACACTGCAATGGTCGTGACTGTTTATGACCTGCACAGAATTTTTATCAATTTTTTTCAGCCGTTAGTCAACATATTTGATAGTTTCATTCGAAATATATCAAAATGAGTGTAAGAGGTATTGAAAACATTGAGTATACAAGTCGAGACTATTAACAATAAAAATTAGACTTTCCAATTTTAATATATAGTTCTAAAAGAATTAGAGCTATATGAATAAAGAAGACGTACTAAAAAATTGCACGATTACAGGAAATGTTATCAAACTACCAGATTACCAACTTGACAGAAAATTATACGCTGATGTAGCCAAATCATTAGAGCTGATTGGCGGTAAATGGAAACGAAAAGAAAAAGGTTTTTTATTTAATGAAGACCCTACTGAACTACTGGCACAAATTGCAAATGATGAAAAACGAAACCTGAAAAAGGAATTTCAGTTTTTTGGCACACCAGATATTATTGCAGACCTATTAGTCAGTTATGCAGATATTGACAAAGATGATGTCATTCTTGAACCTTCAGCAGGTCAAGGCGCAATAATTAAAGCTATTCACAGAACAGAACCAGATTTGATTATTGATTGCTGTGAACTTATGCCAGTTAACCAGACGTTTCTTAAACGTTTGCCCAACATTAATTTTATTGCTGATGATTTTTTGAACCTTATAACTGAAAAAAAATATACTAAAATCATAGCAAACCCACCGTTTTCAAAAAATCAAGACATTGACCATATAAGGCGCATGTATGAACTATTAGTTGATGGTGGTACACTTGTAACTATTTGTAGTTCACATTGGGAACGTTCAAGCTATAATAAAGAAAAAGCATTTAGGGAATGGGTATATGAAAATGTTGTTCACATGGAAGACATAACTGCTGGTTCGTTTAAAGAAAGTGGCACAATGGTTGGTTGTAAGATACTTGTTATTAAAAAATAGTTATTTAGAATCATTTTAAATAACAAAAAGGTGATGAATATCACCGAAAAAAATGTGATTTTAACCACTTTTCAGCGTGTACCTTTTATATATAGTATAAAGAATTTTTCAAATTCTGATACATAGTTTCTTCTTAGATGGCACAGATAAGTCAGGAATGTGCCAACGTCCTGACTTTTCTTCTTTAAAGAAACTAAGTCAAAAAAGAAGAAAATATGAATGATAAATCTAAAGACTTTATCAGAAGTCTACACACCCGAAAAAGAAATTAAATTCAAAAATGATATAATCGTATTTAACGATTTTACCAATGTTTTTCGTAACACTTATAAAGAAATACCTTTGAATTCCTTAACAGCACAACATTTCATTAATACCACAATTCAAAAAAAACAAGACGGTCACTTAATTTCTTTTCAGAAATTAATAAAGGAAAAAATTATAAACGATGCTTCACCTCGTTGTTTAGAAAATACATTCTATCCCTGTAATTTCATGATAGACATTGATATTAAAGAAAAACAAGTTTTTGAACAACTGAAAAAAGACACTGGTATTAACTTTCAAGACATTAATGAAGCCATTAAATATATATATGATTGTCTATACACTCTTAAAGATTATATACTTTATTTAGATTATTCATTCAGTGGTAAAGGTGTTAAAGGAATAATGACAATTGTTAACAACCTTTATGTTGATTCGGTTAGAGAATATGAAAATAGAACACTTTCAATGAAAAACACTGATGAACATATAGAATTAATCAACACTATACAATCATACAACTCTGATTTGTATTTAAACATTCTTAAAGATTTTAAATTATTTTATCACACTGAACTATATAACGAAAAAAAGGAAAAGATTAATTATATAGACTTAACAGCAAGTAAGACATTAACAACAGGGACTTTTCAGTCTAAAGGTTCTCGGATATGGTTCAATCCTGACTATCATATTTTATTTAACGAGATAGATGTCAATAAACAGAATAAGAAATTATTCAATAAGACAAATAAAAGTTATCAGAACAATATAAACGGTAATAAGCTGGCAGAACTCAATAATAAATGGTTTGAACACTTCAAAAATCATAACGTAACTGAAAGCGAAAAGAAAGTTTTTGAAGATTTAATGAAAGAACTATTCACAAATTATAACGGGGGTAAAGGGTTAGCCTTGTTATTTTCACTCAAATATTCTAATGATGAAGTCAGACAACAGTTTTATAAATGGTTCAAAAAATATAATAGGTCGAATTCGTCTGGCTGGAAGGGTATAAATAAAGATTATAACACGTTCAATAATTATTTAAATAAATTAAAACCGAAAAATAATAAAACAGGTTCTTTACAAGACATATTCAGGTTTGTTCTGAAAATTGAAACAACCATTAATTTTAAAGACGGCTGTGATTTTTTCGGTTTTAAATATGATGAGATACTTAAATATGATAATTTCATTGATGAGAAAGAAAAAGAGTTAAAAGAGATAATAAAAAAGAATAAGAAGATAGTTATAAATAGTAAAGCGGGTTCTGGTAAATCAACCGAATTGACAAAATTACTGGTTCAGGCTGCTAATGATAACACGGACGGTTTAATAGTTTTTTGTTCACCGAAAAACGCGTTATTAAAACAACTAAAACATATAATTAATACTGATTATCCTAACCTAACAGTTTATAAGCATTGTGAAGAACATAAGGTGAATATTAATAACCTAAGTCAACAGGGAATAATATTAAGCAGCACACCGAAACTAAGCTATTTAAATAAGGTTAAAATCAAAATGCTGGTAGTCGATGAGATTCACGAACTGGTTAGTTATGGGAAAAAAATAGCTTCAAATCTTCCAAAGGCACAACGATTGATATTATTATCTGCAACACCCGAAAGTTATCTGATAGGCGAATCAGGTTATTATTATTTGAAATTTGAAAAAAATATATCAGTAAAAAAAGACCTTAACTTATTATTAACTAATAATATAAAGAAATCAATTGATAATATGATTGATAAAAACAAAAAACAATTAATTTTCTATAATAACATTAAGAATTCTAAGCAGTTATCTAATTATTTTGGTGAAAAGGGTATAAAATTTGAATTATTAAATGCGAAAGAAAAAACGAAACATTCTGAACAGATTCTAATTAAACAAAAATTAGAATATAATATGTATATGGTTACAAACTATGTTAATGCTGGTATTAATTTTCTTAATGAGAAATGGGATGATGTTATAATTATTGATAATGATAACACAACTGTTTTCGATACTTACCAAATGACAGAAAGGTTCAGAAAATCAAACCCTAATATAACTTACATAAGAAAGAAAAAAAGGACGTTAGGACGTGTTTTAGATTTAACTTTTGATTTGAAAAAATTGAATGATGAATATAAAAAAGCGATTCAGATAACAGATTTATTAAATCATAATTATTCAATTAATAAATATAATGATTTAAGTAGTAATGATAATCTGGTTAAGAATGACAGGTATCTGGTTAATAGGGACGGGTTAAAGAAAGATATGTTGGAAGAGGTTTTTCTGGAAAAATATAGAATATATGATGATGTATGTGCCGATTCATTAGGATATTATTTTAATGTCGAAATTAAAAATGAAAATTATGAAGATAAAATAAAGACGGTTCATAATAATGATGAATTATTAAAGTTCTGGGTTGAAAATCATAGTATTATTATTAATCAACCTCATTCAATTAAAGATAAAATATACTTAGATAATCTTTGGTTTTTCAACAATAAATTAAGGGATTGTGAATTAGTTTATAAGTTTAAAATGAAGATTCAAGATACTTTTGGCACTGATTCATTATTTCAAAAACGTTTAAAAAGAGCCGAAAAAAATATAATAGGCAATGAAAATGATATAGTCGGGTTAACTGGTAAACAACAAGAAAAAAGAAAACTAATAGATTTAATCCGACATGAAATTCAGTACAACATTGAACCTTTTTTAATTCATACAAAGAAAGGATTTTTATATAAAGTGAAAGACATTTTAGTTTATTATAAACAAAGTAAAACAGCGTATAATTATCAGGATTATGAAGGTAAATGTATTATAAAGAACTTAACTGAAAAGGGTTTTAGTATGTTTCTGGCTGATTATTTTGTTAAACCTTTTCAGATAATGGTTGACGGTGAAAGAAATTTAGTTGTTTATCTGGAAGAACCAAATTTAAATTATAATGATAAAAAAATATTTTTCAAAATCGAAAAATGATGATTTCGATAAAAAAGTAAAAATGTAATTAAATGATAAACAATAAGTTAGAAAATATGGTTGTCGAAGAAATGATGATGATAATAGTAGTTTCGACACTTTTTTTGATTTTTAAAGCTTGTAATGTATTGATATATAACATATTATTAAATTTACTTGATTCGTAATTTTCTTATATATAGCAGAAAAAAAAGAATCAAGTAAATTTAATAACTAATTAATAATTAACTCATTACACGTGTCAAAATCGAAAAAAAGTGTCGAAACTTTCCAAATAAGTGTCGAAAACACTAAAAAACAAAGAAAAAGAATATGAAATTTAAAAAATATAAAGACCCAGCTCTAAATAAAATGATAAATGAACTTATCATTGGTGCAATTGCATCGATTAAAAACAACCCCGACCAAGAATATGTGAATGTAATAATTTATAAGAAGTATGAATATGTTATATCATTCGAACCAGGCTATATGGATGAATATGGTGGTTATTATAATTCAGAATTAAACTTTTATAAATATACACGTGCCGTATTAAGAACAGTAAATTATGTGGATAAAGTAATTAATCATTATTCTTGGCATGGTAATGAATTAATCAGACTGATTAATTCGTTTGAAAGAAAACAAAAATTAGAAGAAATATTCGGAAATGAGTTAAAATAATAAAAATATAGATATGACAAATTACAATGAAATAATAGATAAAATAATAGAAAGTTTTATCTACACTTATCCAGACTACCCTGATAATATATTGGACGACCAGTTTTTTGAAGAAAATGATGTAGATGATGTACAGCAAATAGGAGACATTGAAGATGAAGGGGGGCTAATTTTAAATATTAAATTTATTAAAAATGATATTTTAGAAATATATGAAGCAAAATGTAATAATAAATACTATAAAGAAGATGAAGATATATTTATAATTCCAATTGAAATGTTCACTTATGACGATAATATAGACGGTTATATAATTAAACCATTATACACACGAAAACGAAAATTAGAAGAAATATTCGGAAATGAGTTAAAATAACTGGTAAAAAACCACTTTTTTGATTTAATATATACTATAAAATTAAATCAAAAAATGGAAACAGTATCAATCCCAGCAACATTTATATTAAATTCTCATTCTTCATTTTCGGATATCCCATATCCAGATATAGCTTATCTGGATGAAATAATTATTTTTTTTAAAAACACAGATAAACATTATAATTGGACAATAAGTTACAACCTTAAAGATGAACTGAATTTTGAAATACAACTCGCATCAAAAAAAGAAGTTGTAAGCGCGCATTATAAGGTAATTGGTGAATTTAACCGAAAAAAAGTTATGAAAAAACTGCAAGAAATTAAATTATCAATATCTGAAGAAAGAAAACAAAAATTAATAGAAATATTTGAAAATGACTAAAGATGACTATTATGAACTACAACAACTTAAATTAAAAGATGTTATAACTCAAAAAGAAAAGAATATCATTGAATTAAAGAAAGAAATTGAACAATGTTCAGCAGATATTATTGAGAATCAAAATGATATTCTGGTTTATAAATAACTTTT